CCTAAGAGTGGCAATTAGGTCAAATCAAAAGATAATTAAAATATTAAATGATTCTGGGTATCAAGCGATTGTTGAAAGGTATATTGCAAAGAATGATGATGTTTTGGCTTTGTTTTTACGGGAGGCAGAATTGTTGGATGTTCCGATAGATGACACTGCTTTTCAGTTGATCGTCGATGAAATGAAAAAGGATCAACTCCGGCAATTTAATTTAGTGGGAACTCGGGTAGCAAACAAACTGAGAGACATTTTGACTGATAACGTTTTGTCCCAACAAAGTTTTGCACAAGCTGTGGATGGGTTAAGGCAGGTCTTGACAAATGAAGTGCCAACTCTTAGGGGATACGCCTACACCTATGCAAATACAGCATTACAAGATTTCGATAGAAGAGTTGCAACAACAGTATACAAAAAAGCAGATATAAAGAACTGGGTTTACGCTGGTTCACTTGTCAAAGATTCGAGGCGTTTTTGTATAAACAGAGTATGGAAAACTTTTACAAGTGAGCAAGTCGAGTCGTGGAATGATTTGAATTGGAGAGGCAAAAATCCAAACGGAACAGTTTGGGAAACACTGGGGGGGTATAATTGTCAACACCGATTACTCCCCGCAAACAAAGCCTTTGAAGAAGAGTTAAAGGAATTACAAAAAGAAGAAGTTAAAGATTATAAAACTTTATAACATTAAGGAGGTCTAAAATGCCTAAAGAATGGGAAATGGAAATTAAGCGTATTATGAAAGAAAAAGGGGTTTCAAGGAAAGAGGCTATCAAGATTCTTGAAGCCAGAAAAGGTAAAAAAAAGGGGAAAAAGAATTATATGAGAGGATTGGCGAAAATGAAAAAAATGAAGGGGGGTAAAAAATAATGGGGAATTTATCAAGTGTAAATAATGCTTGTCCTTCACTGAAAGGGGCTGCAATGGGAACTTTGTTAAACGCAATCATCACTTTGGAGCGTGAGCTTCATGACGCCCACGCAAGCTATAAGACCTTAACTGATGAGCTTCATGACGACCATGCAAGCTATAAGACCTTGACTGATGAACTTCATGACGACCATGCAAGCTATAAGACCTTGACTGATGAACTTCATGACAGCCATGCCACTTTTAAGACGGTTGTTGACGATGTCAAGGCGTTGCTAAACAATATCCGTTCATACTCGTTGAATCATGCTTTAGGTAATCCAGGATTAGCGATTAAAACAAATTTTGACGTTGAAAATGGAACGGCGATTGATTACGTCTTGGCGGGTGTGCTTTATACTTTATCTGCAAACACAACTTGTAACACTGGGACAAGTGCTAATTTTGCAGCAGATAAGTGGGGTATATTTTTAGTATCTGTTGACAGTTCAGGTACACTAACAGCCACTTGGGAGGACAATTCTAATGCAGGATATGACAGCGAAGCGGAAGCTATTGCAGCTTTACCTTCTACGCCTACTGATGAATTAGCTATTGGATACATAACAGTACAAGCAGATGCTGCGAACACATTTACAGCAGGCACGGACGCCTTAACAGGTGGAACAGGTGGAAACCCAGCACAAACAACCAATTATTATAATATGGATAATCCAAACGGATTTGGCACAGCAGTTAGTACAAGCACGCCGGCAACACTAACAGCAAGCAAGGTAGGGTCTTTGACAGCAAACAAGGTAGGGTCTTTGACGGCAGACAAGGTAGATTCGTTGACGGCAAGCAAGCCAACATTATTAACTTAGAATAAAAACAAGGAGATTGTCAAGCATGGCAACTGTAAAACTTTTAGTAGACGAACAAGAGGTAAGAGTACCTCAAAAATTATTAGAACAACTTGGGACGCCAGAAGGCAGACAAGGACTAGCAAATTCAAGCAATCAAATTGGCAAATTGGAAAAAAAGGTAACAGAACTTGAGGAAATGGCAAAGCACAATGTAGAGGCAAAAAGGAAAGCAAATGAGGAAGCCAAAAATTATCGGCTTGAACGGCAAGACTTGGAAGATAAGGTAAATGAATTAGAACAGGAACGGTCTAATTTTTTTGAAAATTTTTCAAGCGACGGAATGGAAATAAAATCTTTTAAGGATTTGATGGTTAAGGTTGATGAGGTCTCCTCTGAATTGCCTGATGTTGATTCTCTTCAGAATGACTACGAAAAAATGCAAAAGCGTTACAATTCTGTATTAGAAGGAGAGAGGCAAAAATGGCAAGATAGGATTTCAGGATTTTATGAAGTGGTAAAAGAAAAAGGGGAAGACGGTAAAGAGGTGGAAGTTAAAAAGCTAAAGCCTGGATATGACAAGCTTTATGAACTATTCAGAAAGGGCGATGAGGAAACGCCACTAACTTATGAGGACATTAGGTATAATGAAACTATCCTCAAGGCATCGGACATTTTCAAGCAGGAACAGAAAGAATCTGTTTCCCTGCCCAAATCACCTTTAGCCCAAGCACCCAATTTCCCCTCAAAGCAACCTATAAACGAAAATAGCAAACAAGCAAGATATGAAGCTGCGAAAAAAGCAGGAAATCCTTTGGAAATGTTAAAGAATTTATAAATAAAGGAGTATAAAAATGGCACAAAGTTTTACATATGATTTTCAAAATAAAGTAAGAGATGTTGATGAAGTTTTCCGCACTATCATTGTTCAGCAACCATCATTGCTGTCAATGGTTGCATTTTCGGGTAGAGATGGCACTATCCCGGAACAGCAACAAGTTATCAGCATCAATGAAATGATGGCAAACTCTTATAAGCATGAATGGGTAGAAGATATATTGTCACCAGATGAATCAACGATTAACAATAGTGGGGCAATCACAAATACAGATTTAACTTTCGTGGTTGTTTCAGTTGCCCCCTTTAAGGTGGGTGACATCCTTAGATTTGAAAACTCAACAACGACTTATGATGAACAAATGATCATAACGGCGATAAATACTGCCACGAAAACAATTACAGTAAATAGAGGGACTGGAACAGCATCAGGGCAAGGCTATCTTGGCACAACAAGAGAAACATCAATTACAGATGGCACAAAAGTTATCCGTGTTAGTGCCCCTGAAGCGCAGGCGTCCGATCCTGATAATACGGTAGGGTCTGACCATGAACCCGACATAAATTATAATTTTTGCCAAATCTTCCAGGAAACTACGGGCAAAATAGGGCGTTCAACTATAAATCAAGCAATTTATGGCACAAATCAAACCCCTGGAGACATTGTTGATTATAAAGTGCAGGTAGCATTGCAAAGATTGGCATGGCAAATGAATGAAGCCTTGATGAACGGAAGAAGAACAGAGCCTGCAAGTGGTCAACCTGGCATTGCAGGGGGGTTACATCAATTTATTTCTAATGAAGTTGATGCTGCATCATCTAACCTTTCTTCAACAATATTAAACAACGCCCTTGAGCAAACAATGCTAAAAGGTGGAATGCCTAAAGTATTAGTTGGGAATACTAATCAATTTAGAAAGATAAGTTCATTCTCTTCTGATAGTGTCAGGCTTATACGTACGGAGAGAGGTCGTGGCGAGAAGGTGTATAACTGGCAAGGGGATATACCTATAGAAGGTTCAAGGCTTGATACTTTTATTGTAGATATGAGATGCCGTAAAGACACTTTATACCTAATTGATCCTGCAAGAATTGCGGTCGTCCCTCTTCGGAACAGATCATTTCAAGACGAAAACACAGCACCAAATGGTGCAGATTATGCTGCAAGACGTGTTTTGGGGGAATATACTTTTGTTATCAAGAATGGAGCTAATAGTCATTGTAAAATTACAAACTTGGCACGTTAATAAAGAATGAAAGGGTAGTATTATGGCAAAGTTTTTATTTCATAAGAAGAAAATTATTGATAATGGAAGATCCAGGATAGAGCGCGAACCTGGAGTTTTCAATTTTGATAGAAAAGATGACATTGAAATGCTTAGAGCGGCTAAGGATGTGGAAGAGATTGTAGAAGAGGAAAATAGCAAAAAGAAGAGCCGTAAGGCAAGTAAGGGTAAATAATGGCATCTTGGGATTCGCTGCCTCTCTGTCAATATGATGATTCGGGGAATGATGACTTTAGCGAATTTGAAAGCGACTTAGACCCCACGCTTTCTGATGCGGAAATAGCACAGAAAGCGTGGAAGGTCGTTGACACGGTTGGGACTACCTTCAACACGATAGACTTTGATTTTTGGGACAATAAAAGAGCACAAGCTAAGGATCACGTTAAGGATTTGATCCTATCGTATTGGCGGAACAAAAACGACCCCGATGACGACGAATTTGTTACGGATTACATTGAGAACCCTACAATCTTGAAACGATTGGCTGTTTTTTGGAGTCTTCATTTTGCGGCGATAGACCTTTCTGGAAAAGGGGAGGACTATTTCAAAGACAAGGCATTGTATTATGAAAAGCGTGCAAAAGAGCAGTGGGGCTTGATCCGTGATAGGATTGAAATTGATATAGATGACGATGGATATATAGACAAATCACCACCTTTTAGGAATGTTGAAATTGCTATCTAAAGAAAACCAATTAGTCTTTGACGGGATATTGGCGTCTATCCAAAAGAAAGTGAAAGAATCTTTAGCCAAAACAGGTGGTTCTGTTGTGCTAATGATTAGGATGCGAACGGAAAAAGGTAAAGATGTTAATGGTCAAAAATTCAAACCCTATTCCAAACAATATACAGAGTTCCGGAAATTGACAGGACGAAAAATAAACCCGGTAAATTTAACCTTTACTGGCAAAATGTTAGGGTCAATGATTCCAATTGTTTCTGATAATTCCGTTGTTGTCAAATTCTCCAGAGATTCTGAAGAAAAGAAGGCTGCAGCACATAATTTTGGGGCAAAAAGAAAATCAAGGGCTTTAGGTGTTTTTAGGCACGCCTAAAAGGGAATTTTTTGGAATAAGCGACGAAGATGCAGGTAAAATCTTAGAAATATTCAAAAACATCTTTAATGAAAGGTAACCATGTCTTTCAAAAAAGAATATGTTACACAAAAGATAGTTGATATACTTGAAAATTTAGAAATTCACGGCATGGATGATTGCGCCAATTATGATCCCGACGATATAATTGCAAAGGTATCTCAAGTTTCAAGGGATTGGCAAGAAATGGCGCAAATAGGGCGTCGTGGAGCTACTATATTTGTCATGGATGGCGAAACATCGAACTGGGAAACTAAGGGTGGTTTTGTATCAGAGCCATATCAACAAAAATTTACCCTTGATATTTATGGAATTTTCCAATCACCAACCCAGTCAAAATCAACCAATACTAATTTTTTCATGGAAGCAATCATGCGGGCTATCGAGAACTATCTAACTCAAACAGGTATAAATCAAGTAATCACTTGGCGAGTTGTAAGTGCTGGGAATGGAGAGGACGTGTTCAGTCGTTATGAATTCTCGATTCCTGCTGGAACGACTTGTAGGGTAACATATGAATTTACGATATTATTTAGATAAAGGAAGGTGTCAACATGGCTAAGATAAAAAAAAAGCCAAAAGAAAAAAAGGAAGAAGCAAAAAAAGACGTTGTGCAAAAAAAAGAACCAAAAAAGGAAGTAAAAAGAGTAGCAAAAGTTATTAAGCCTTTTTTGAAATACGGAATTAATTTTAAGTTCTTAGAGCCCTTTAGTGATGAAGTCAAAAAAGGCATAGCTCAAGGCAAATTGAAAGTGATAGAGGTGAAATAAATGGGTGTAAAAAGAGATGTTTTAATTGGCAAAGGTCATGTGGCTTTTCCGTTAATTGCAAATGGGGTTTTAATTGAACAGCAAAATATAGCATTGACTTTTGAGCCAGAAAGCATAGAAATCCCCAGAGGTGATTCATTTAAGAGTATTGTTTTCCCAACAAACAGAATAAGGACGATTAGCATTGAAGATTTAGGGAACAATCCTTATTTGTGGTCGGGAATACGTGGGATTTCGGGGTCAACCTCAAACATTTATACGTGGGAACCTGAAAGCGTTGATGTTGTCGATCCAGGAACATTAACGCTGGCTTTATCAAAGAATCTTGCGCCAGATGAAACAGACGGCTTTGGTCTTAGGGTTTATAGGGTCGCATCCAATGGTAATATTATAGAGTTAGAGCCTGGCAGTTCAACGGCGTTAGATGTTTTTACAATTACAGGATCGGGTAGTACTACTTTAACCTTTGATGCTGCTAATGATGGTCATACGATTTATGTTGAATATGTTGGGGTAAATGCTTCTTTAAGTGATGGTAGCGAGAAATTTGTAGATGACGGCTCTACAATGGGCAATCCACAAACAATAGTGGTTGCTTTAAGAGAGGTAACCCTTTATAGTACCGACGGAACGAAACAAGACCAATTAGACGGGACTTATCGCAACATAGTCCTTTATGGTTGTGTGCCTACTGGCGGATTGTCCGAAAGCATGGACAATGTTGATTGGCTACGGAGTGCAATAACATTTCAGGTCAATAATAAAATGGAAGAAGCGGAGGGCGTGTAATGGCTAATCTATTAGGAAACGTATCAATCGGGAAAGCAAGAATTTTTGTTAATGCTATGGCGAACGCCTTGACAGCTTTAGGTTATACAGCTGATGATATAGCAAAGCGTTCGGCAGAATTAAGTCATCAGCAATCAATTTCTTTGACTGAAATAACGGAAGAGATTTCAGTTCCGAAGGGATATGAATATAACGAGGTAAAGATTCCCACAAGGCGTCAATACCAATTAGAAATTAGCACTTTAGGGCTTCCCCTTATTGCAAGAGCGATCATGGAAGGCAGAAAGAAAGTTACAGTAACCTCTTTCCCCACATTTACTGCTGTACAAGGCACAGTTTCAGGCTCTGCTGGCTTGCGCAAAATCACATTAGCCACAGGTTGTTATAATTTTGGGACGACAACAACTGCTCAGAATTTCGCAATAAAAGCTTTTTATGTTAATTCTGATGGCTCTTTAGGTGATCCCTTAAAACATGTGGTAGGCACTTCTATGCCATCAAATGCAGGGGAGTTCACAGTTTATGATGTTGGTATTGGCGGGGGATCAACTGAAGAGGTTTATTTCAATGATGCTGATGAAGGAGAAACTATCCAATTCTACTATTGGAAAGATGATTCAACCGTAACAACTATTTACAGAGACGATTTTACAGGTTGTATTCCAACTATGGACTTCTTTGCGGTAGTGAAGCAGATAGATACAAACGGTGACTGTATAGGCAAAGAAAGAGTGATTCATTTGACAAAATGCCAATTAGCAGGGGCTAATAACAGAGAGTATGCCAATGGACAATTTGGGGAAGCTTCTTTAGTTTATACCTGTAATGGTGAATATCAAGACCATAGAGAGGCTTAAATGAAATTCTTTGAGCATGAGGAGACGGGGATTAGGTTGCCACTACCTACCCCCGTTTATCAGACCAGGATACAAAAAGAAGACTTTGCCATGATTGGGGTCAACGGCGGGATAGGGTTGGACATCCAACTCTGGCTTTTGTGGACTCAAAACGATCCTGACTTAGACGAATATTTGGCAAAGGGTGATTTTATAAGCTTGAAGCGGTCTTACAACGAAACTATTTCAAGCTTAGATTTGACGATTGAGAAAGAATTTGACTACCTAAAAGCCTTAAAGGCGATGTTTTTTTTTGTGAATCAAAGACGATTAGAACTAACAAAAGAATGGATTCTATTGGGAAACAACGACTTACAAAACCTACTTACGGATATGAAGGATATGTTTTCACAGTTGACAGAGTAGAATATTTATTAACAAAGTTTTTTGGGAACAAAGATTGGCGTGCGGTTGATGTTTCGTCAAGGTGCGATTATCTAATGTTGATTTGTGATGCAATAGATGAACAGATCAATGGAAGAGTAACAACTAAATTACAAAACGAAATCCATAGTCAAGAAAATTCCAAAACATTGGATGCTTACATGGAAAGGTTAAGCAATGGCAAGTAGAGAGCTAAAAATAAAGATAGATGTAGACAGTAAGCAAGCAATTGCGGAAATTGAAAAAATAGCTAAAGAAGCCAACACAAGCTTTGGCGAAGTCGAAAAAGAAGCTAAGGGACTTAATGAGGTTATAGCGGGTTCTTTGGGTGGATTTGGAAGGGCTGTAGCTGGGGCTGGTTTTGCAGTGGGAATCAAAGAAGCCACTGGAGCAGCCTTGGATTTTCAAAGGTCTATGTCTATGGTGAGAACACTTTTAGATGTAAACGATACAGAATTTGAGAATTTAAGCAAAACTGTTGCTGATTTTTCTACTTCTTCAGAGGCAGCTGGTCAAGACATGGACACAATTGCAGCTGCCCTTTACAACATCATTTCTGCCAACTCAGATTTTGCTACAGATACAGAATCCGCAATGAAGGTAGTAGAGCAAGCCTCAATGCTTGCAGCAGCTGGAATGACAGATATATTCACAGCTTCAAATGCCATAATGGGAACGATAAACACGTTTGGAAAAGAAGTTGATGATGCCGCTAAAATATCCGATATGTTCATGGGTATTGTCAAAGAAGGTGCGAATACTACTTTCCCACAATTAGCACATATTATGCCAAGAGTTTCTGCCAGCACAAAATCTTTTGGAGCAGAGATAGAAGATGTTGCAAGTATTATCCCGTTTTTGACTAAAAACTTGGGTGGGGTAATGGAAACTGGGGTACCTTTAGCAAGGCTTCTTGAGGAATTATCTGCAAAAAGCGGTAAGTTCGCAAAAGTGGGCATTAATATCTTTGATGAACAAGGCAACGTAAAAGATATGGCAGGGATCGTAGAACAAATCCAAAACCAATTTGGAGTTTTGGGAGCAGAAGCACAGTCAGAAAAATTAAAAGTTATTGGGCTGGGCGACGAGGCTAAAAAAGCATTCATTTCCATTGCTAAAGGTGGCGAAGAAGTTGCCAGGTCAATGGAAAAGACGAGATCCGCCTTCGATGATACTACCACTACATCAAAAGCTTTTGCCGCTGCAACTGATAATGACGCAACAAAAATTGCAATTGCACACAATAAGATCAGGAAATCAGTCGTTGATTTAGGAAATAAAATGCTTGTGGCTCTTAGACCTGCGATTGACGCTCTAAATAGTATGGATGATTCAACAGTTGCATGGAATCTTAGCATTGGAAGCCTTTTGGCAGTGCTACCTTTAATGCTTGACATGTTAAACAAAACAAAAAAGAATTTTTCAGAATTGAAAAAAAGCATTAAAGCATCAAGAGAATCTTTGCCAGGAATGACAGACAATTTGAACGGAGTTAAGCAAACCTTAGGATACGTTTTTGCTATTGGCACGGCGGCATTTGTGGGCTGGAATATTGGCAGGACAATTTCTGAGATGACAGGGCTTGACGATAAGGTACAAGACTTGTTTGCTTCATTGTTAGGCGTTAAGGATTTAATGTCGGAAACAGCTGCAGCGGAAGCAGAGATGTACAAAACTCGTGCAGGTACGGCAGAACTATCAATCCAAAAAACAAATGAAAAAATCGAGGCTCTAAAACAAGAAAATGCAGAGCTTGACAACTCAATTAAAACTTATGAAAATTTATCTTCGGTTGGTGATAGCTATTACGAAGAAAACAATAAGCGGTTGGCAGAGGTTGTTACGCAAAAACAAGACAACAATGCCGAACTGTTAAGGTTAGAGGAAGAACAGGCTAAAAATGAACGTCGATTAAAAAAAGCTCTTGAATACGATAAATGGTTGGAAGAACAAAAAATTAACAAGAAAAAATCTAAAGATTCGGACACACCGAGCGAGGGAACGGTGGCAGGTGGTGCAATTGATGAGAAAGAAGCAGAAAAGCGACGTAAAGCGGCAGAGCAGCTGGCGAATGAAATTCAAAGCTTAGAAACTGCAAAAATCGAACACTTAAAAAATACAAATCAAATTTC